TGTCGAGGGCCGTGGCGAACAGGGCCAGCCGCTGCCACGGATGATAGCTGTCGGTCAGCAGCCGATAGCCGGAGCCGGAGGTCAGCGCGGCGCGCAGGCCCTCCAGCGCGGCGAGGTTCTTTACGGCGCAGTCATATGTAACCCGCACATTCTGATAGCTGCCATGATCAATCAGCACGTCGCCGCTGCGGCCCGGCACATGGATTTTCTCCACATCGCGCTGTGGCAGGCCCAGCGTGCTTTTCCGCTCCACCAGTAGGCCAGCTGCATCGGAGCGGAAACCGTCAAAAATGAAATAGCTCATGCGGTCGCGGCCCCCCTCCGTCTGATCCCGTCTGCCAGCAGGATGGAAAGTTCATCGGCCAGCTGGCGTAAATCCTGCCCGGTGTTGTTGTTGAAGTTTTCGATGTTCAGCGTGAGGGATATCCCGCCGAAGCCGCCTGCGCCAAACCCTCCGGCTGCCTTTTTGTTTATGTTCGCGTTGAGATTTGCATCCAGATCGAAATCCGTGGGGACGGCATTTTCCATCTCCCGCGTGACTTTCTGCATGGCGGTCTCGAAGCCCTCGCCCAGGCCCAGGGCGAGGTTTTTGCCGATTTCATCCCGGAAAACAGTCGAGGGGCTGTGTATGCCCAGCACTGATTTGATCGCGTCTTTGACCACATTGCCCAGGGAGCGCAGCCGGTCAATCAGCCACTGACGCATGTTCTGGATGCCCTGCCACAGGCCGTCGAGTAGCATTTTGCCTACGTCGCTCATGCGCCCGACGCCGTTTTTGAAGCCGTCGACCAGGCCGGTGACGATCTTGGGCACGGCGGCAACTATGCGCACAATAATGTCCGGCAGCAGCGCGATCAGCGCGACGAGCAACTGCACCCCGGCCTGCGTCAGCTGCGCATGCATACCGACCAGCGCCGTGATGATCCCCATAATGATTTCGGGTAGCGCGGCTACAATGGCCACGATGATATCCGGCAGCGCCTCCACCAACGAAACCAGCAGCGCAATGCCCGCGTCGATGATCATGGGGATGGAGTTCAACAGGAAATCCACAATGCTGTTGATGATATCCGGCAGCGCGGCGATCAGTACGGGCAGCGCCGCCAATAGGCCGTCTGCCAACCCCAAAATGAGTTGCAGCGCTGCTTCGAGCAGTATCGGCAAGTTGTCAATCAGGCCCTGCACGATGGTCATGATGGCTTCAATGGCTGCTGGGATCAGCGTGGGCAAGGCCTTTGCGATGCCCTGAATGAGCGCCGTGACAATCTGCACCGCCGCGCTGATGAGCAGCGGCAGATTTTCGATCAGCGCCCCGGCGAGGGCCATGATCGCGTCCACCGCCACCGGGATCAGCCCCGGCAGCAGGGTCAACAGCATTTGCAACAGCTACCCGAATAGTTCTGTCACAGTCGATGTCAGCAGCGGGAAAACTTCGATGAGCGCCGGGGCCACCGCCGTCAATACCTGTGGTATTACAGTCATGGCCGTTTTGAGCAACGGTGCGATGTTCTCGATCAGGCCAGTGACAGCTGTTTGCAAAAAGCCGCCAAGCTCCTCCGATTTTTTCTGTATGTTGTCCGTGGAACCGGAGGCAATATCGTCGATGATGGACGTGACGATGCCGATGGCGGGAGTGAGGGCCTGCGTGAAGGGCGTGATGAATCCAGCGCCCATCCGGGAGAAGGCCGCTTTGAAATTATCCACGCTGCCCTGAAAGGTCTGGCCCACGGCGAGGGCCGCGCCACCCATGCCTTTTTCGATTGCATCTTGGAACTCCGGCATACCGATTTTGCCTGCGGAAACCAGCTTCTGCACTTCCTCCACCGACATCCCCATTGTGTCGGAGAGCAACTGCAAAATGGGGATGCCCGACTTCATCAGCTGATTCATTTCCTGCCCGGACATTTTGCCGGACGCGGCGATCTTATTGAATATCTGGCCCATCTCGTCCATGCTACGGCCCGAAATAGCCGAAGTGTCCGCGACCAGTTTCAGGGCGCGCTCGAGGCCGTCGCCTGCCTCGACACCGGCGGCAACAAGCCCAGCTGCCACAGTGGTGGCGTCGCCCAGCCCGTAGGCGGTGCCCCTCACAGACGCGAGGGCGTTTTGCATGATTTTATCCACGGAGGCAGCGTCGTGGCCGAGGCCCTTCAGCTTGAACTGCGCCTGTTCGATGTTCATAGCCTGGTCGAAACCACCCTGAATGACCATGTCCTTGACAAACCCGCCGACCGCTGATCCGATGGCCTTTACGCCGTCGACGATAAAGGAAATGCCCGCCTTGATCGCGTCGGCGGCGAGGCTGGCTTTCAGCACATCGCCGAAAACGCTGGTCTTTTTGCTGGTGTCGTCCATTTCGTCACCGACATCATCCACGCCTTTGGACAGGTCGCCAGCGGCACCGGCAGCGTCTTGCATGTTGTCAGCGCCGCCTTCGGTTTCGGAGGAAAAGCCCTACATGGCCTTTTCGTTGTCGGACAGCTCGCGCTCCATGCCGTTGAGTTCGGCCTGGGCCTTGTTCAGCTGGATTTGCCAGTTTTGTGTGCGTTTATCCGATTCGCCGAAGGAGTCGGCGGCGTTGTCGAGGGCAGATTTGAGGGTAGCCACCTTGTCGCGCTGCTGTTCGATTTCCTTTGTCAGCACGGACTGCCGGGCCGCCAGCGCGCCGACGCTTTTGTCGTTCTTATCGAACTGCGCCGTGACCAGCTGCATCTCGCTGCCGAGGACTTTATAAGGTAGGCCCCGTTGCGCCATACCTTGCTCACGCAAGGCGGTCTCGACGGAACCCCCTCCGCGAACCGGACGGACACCTCTCGATGTATCCGGCTCTCCCTTTGCCTATCATTTGGAATATTTAATCGTGCGTTTTTGCAAAGCAGTCAGGACATAGCGCGAGGGATTTCCTGCGCTTCTCCATCATCCGTAGTTCAAACTCCGTTTTTCCNGTCAGGTCTTTCAGCCTTTTTACATGGTGCATATGAATATCGTTGGTTTTTGCTCCGCACATTTCGCANGTACCTGCCTTTAGCCGGGCAGCGAGGCTGTTTGGCCTGTCGTAACGCTTATAATTTGGCGGTAAATCTACATCTCCAAAGAGCGGCTCATCCTTCTTTTTAAACCCACCGTGGTAGAATTCGCAGCGTTGTTTTCCAGCNTTGTTATAATAATCAACGCCAAAAACGCCGTTCTTCCTGTGGGAAGACAGGATTTCATTTATGGACGAATTGTATTTAGCGGCAAATGTTTTTAACATGCTGCTTTCCATGATGTACGCGAAGTCGTCCAATACGGAAACATTGTCCGCCAACCTGAAGTAGTTGTAGATTCCCCGGATTTCGGAGTTGTACTTGCTGATGATTTCGATTTCCGGTCGGTTCATCAAAGCGCCCCTGTGGAGCGGCTTCCATGTTTCCTTTCCGGCTTTGTCTTTCACAATCTTAAAAGCCTTATATTCATGCAGTTTTCCAACCCATTTGTCTTTCGGGAGATATAGCCTGACAACGCCGTACCAGCACCTTTTTAATACACCGTTTTTGTCCCGCTTTACGGACTGGTCTCTGGATATGGTAAAATCGTAGCCCAGGTAGCGTACCATTTCACCTGAGTGTGTGACTTTCGTTTTTTCGTCGGATAGGGTTAATTTCAGTTTGTTCCTCAGAAACTCCTTAATGTCACATTTCACCTTTTCCGCGTCCGCTTTTGAGCCGATTACCCCGATTACAAAGTCGTCAGCATAACGGTTGTACTGCAGGCGTTTGTATTCAAGGTCTATGGCGGGATATGCCAGTGTTTTCAGATATTCCTTTTGTGCGAGTTTAAATGCTTTCACGGCTTCATCTCTGTCTTCNGATTGGTTGATTTTCGATTTCNACCTGTTGCATTTATATTGGTTATGTAAATATTCGCTCTCTCTTTTCCGCTTTCCCTCACCGACATCGAAATCAATTTTGTATTGTTCGATGAAGTCATCGAGCTCCGAGAGATAGATATTTGCNAGAATGGGGCTCATCCCCGACCCTTGCGGTGTGCCGGAATATGTATCATGGTATTCCCATTGTTCCATGTATCCGGCTTTCAGAAATTTCCACATAAGTCCAATAAAATGCTCGTCACGGATTCTGCGCCGTAGAATATCAATNAGCACGTGATGGTCAAAGCTGTCGAAGCACGCCTTGATATCACCTTCGATAATCCACNTTGCGCCCTTGAACAGCAGTTGTACAGCTTGCAGGGCTGTGTGGCAGGAACGTTTTGGCCTGAATCCGTGTGAGTTGTTGGAAAACGCTGGTTCGTAAATGGCTTCTAAAATCATTCTGACTACTTCCTGTACCAGCTTGTCATCGGTTGACGGTATCCCCAGCGGGCGTTTTTTCACGGGGTTGTTCTGTTTCGCGATGTATGTGCGCCGCGCGGGTTTTGGCTGGTAGGAGTGATCTTTCAAGGAAGCGATAATACGGTTAATCCTTGCCATGCTCATATCGTCAAGCGTTAATCCATCCGCGCCAGCGGTCATACTGCCTTGCGATTGAGCGATTTTTTTGTATGCCTCCATGAAAAAATCGGGGTTGTACAAATTCCGATAGAGCCTATCAAAAATGTACGCTTTGTTTGTACACGATTGTTCTTCCAAACTTTTCAATACGTGTGTCGGATTTCTCATAATGCACCTCGCATTTTCCTAATTAGTATTGAAAGGCAAACTGCCTGGAGATTATTTGCGTTAACGGCAAACAATCCCGCAACCCTTCGCCACAGACCGGTTTTGCAACCGGCCTGCCTTGACGTCGGCCTGTTTAAGCAGGCTCTGCCAAGTGTGAGCGGCTTTCCCGCTTCCGATTTTACGGCTATCCCTGTCAATTCAGGGTT